ACTCCATCAGGAGATAAAAATAACAAGTCACCGCCTATCTCTTGAATACTACCGCCTGATACACAGCCTACATTTGTTGTAATAGGAACAACTGCTACAGTGCTAGAGTTATTTATGTTTACAAGCTTGTGAATACTATTCTTGCAGAAAATAATTAAGTCGCTACGAAAGCTTGCTAGTCCTACTACAGCATCTTCAATTACAATGCTTCCTGATCCAGTACTAGTAAAGTCATCAATGTCATTAGTGCCGCTGTAGAATATAGTATTCTTAGCTGTAGATGCTCCAGCAACTACTAAATGTTTATCGTGTATCACACCAACAGCAGGGCCTGTGGTTCCGCTGACTGTTATCTCTTTTGCAAAGAATGTACGATTAGTTACGTCTGAATCTGTACCCGTCATTTGGAATAGGAAAGGTTCGTTTACACCATCACAAATAACTAGCTCACCATAATCTGATGTACCCTCATATAAAGCAAAACTGCATCGTCCTTGAGAAGTACGTGCAGCTACTGAGCGTCCTGTAAATGTAGAGTAATTATCCCCTGACCCAGATACGCTTGCTCTGTTTATTTGTAGCCAAGTAGTCTCTCCGTCTTGACTAAAAAATATTCCTGTTCCTGAACAAACAACTACGCCATCTGCGTACACTGCCATCCCAAGAATAGTTGCACTACTATTAGGTCTGGTATCTCCAAACTGTGTAAAGCCATCTATTCGCCTATAACCACCGTCAGGGTCTACTTCAAAATTGCTAAGGCGTGTAGCAAACCCCGGCTGAGAAAGCATTTCTAGCTGGTTTAAGTTGACATTTAAGCCACCTTTGCATGAAAATCCCCAAGGCTGAGACACTACACAAACCTCACACGATCATCTTTAAAATATCCCGGCGTTGGTTCCATTAAATGCAATCGCATTAAGCGTAGTCCACGTTTATAATCTTCAAGAGCAAAAGCTGCTGCTTGTGAATCTTCTTTAAACTGATGTACATAGTATCTAGCTCTAGCTAGTAATACTGTTTTATATACATCTGGAAATACTGTTTCATCACCAAAAGCATCTAAAGCTGTAGGTAGGTTATATGCAAAATACCAAACACGATATACTTTATCAGGTATAGGACTTAATCCAAAGTTTCTTCCATCAGGACTTTTTATTATACGCTTTGGTACGCCATACTGTTGTGTATCTGCGTCATCTAAATTTTCACTGATTCTGTAGTAATCTTTAAACTCTTCAATCGTTGTAAATCTAAGATTACGAGATTCATAAGGTGCAGACTCGCCACTAACGCCTACAGTAGTTAAATAAAAATTATCCCAATCAATGTACCCATAGTCTGTAGTCAATGAAGAACTGGCTGGCTTTAACTCATAAAAACGAGTACCAGCAACTGTTTCAATATATACATTGCCGTACATAGGATCTACAGCACCGCTTTCTGCTACAGCTAAAAAGGGCCACTGGGGTTCTTCATTAACAATATCAAAGTATGCTCTGTTAACTATATCTTTAACGTGTTGTTGCACACCAATAGCATTAGCAAAAGTAGAAGAAGTCAATGCAACTTCATTCATCTCTCGCAGTAGCTCATTTGTTAATGAAAGATAAGTAGCCATTATTTTTTATGTACCTTCTGTATTGCAAAGCTTGCTGTTTTACTAGACCCTGTATGTTTTTTATATCCATCTTTAGGATCTTTCATAAGTTTGTAAGACTTACCACTTTTCATCCAGTGATAGCCTTTAGGTGCTTGAACTTTCATCGTCCTTTAGGTAGGCTCATATTGTAGCCAGCCATCTTGTTACACGCAGTTTCCATCGCATAGATGTCAGAAGATGCCTTACCACCATGACCTTTCATCATACGCTCTCCATGCGGAACACCACCATGCATCATGCCATACTTTTTGCCGCCGCCCATCATTTGAGTACGCATCTTGCCCATCATATCTTCATCCATACGAGACATGCCCATAGCAGCTTTTTTACGCTTCATATCACCACCATACATCATCATACTTCTCCCTGTATACATATTAGGCACGTAGCCTTTCTTTCTTGGAACTTTATTCACTAATCTTGCTCCATTGAGAATGTTTTACTTTTCTGTCTAGCTGATTCAAACTCTGTAGCATATTCTGTAGTGTCTTCACCTTTATTAAAGATACGATCATAGTTATCTTTGTATTGTGAAAGATTCATTCCTTTACGAAACCTACTGCCTTTACCAGCAATAGTTTTTCTAAACGTAACAGGTTTTGCATCTGAACCAATCTGAGGCATAAAATATCTCCAATAAAAGGAAAGGGGCCGCCTAAGCAGCCCCGTCCAGTACTAGTCGATGCCGTAGAAAGCAGACACAAGAGCTTCGCCACGAAGTACCTGTGCGCCATATACGTGCAGACCGCGAACAATATCACCAAAGCTATCTGGGTCACGAAGAACCTCAGTGTTGGTGATTGTTTGTGCAGTAGCTGTAGAAGACATATGACCAGCCAAAACTTTACCAGCAGCGTTAGTCGTTGCGGCAATGTTGTTTGACTTGTACATATCAAATCCACGAAGCTTGCCAGAGCTTACCAATCCATTACGGATTGAGCCTTGACCTGCGTTGTAGTCAACTGACAAGAGCTTAGAAGAACTCTGAACAAGTACTTCATAAAACTCTGGATTAGCAAGGAACCATCGTCCTTCTTCAGGTACGTTTTGCTCATCAAGCAAACGAGCCATACGAGAAAGAACATCAATAGGATCATGCTCACTGCCAGCAAAACCAATGTCCAAGTTACCAGTACCGTCAAAGGTGCCAGCAGCAAGGTCAGTAGCGTTGTCAGAACCAAGAACGTGGTTAGGGCTAGAAGCCGACACACCAGCAAACATCTCAGCAATAACACCTGCATCAAAAGCATCACGCAATGCGTAAGCTGCTGAAGAGGTTGCTACGTCGCGGAAGTTAACGTGAGACATATTAGTTTCAATATCATCAACGATGAATTTGAAAGCGTTAGCAATGTCTACAACCAAGGTTAGTTCTTGGTCAGTAAGTTTAGTAGCAGTTACATCAGCGCCACGTTCATACTGATAAACAGTAATCTCTGGCTCTTTGATGATTCGTACACTATCGCCAAAAGCTGAGATTTCGCCAGCATAGTCAGTGTTAGTGATTGCTTCTACTACAGAAGACTTACGGAAAAAGTTTAGTACCTGCTTGGAATAAACTTTAGGTAGGAAAAACGAGTTGTTCTGTCCTGATACGGAGTTACCAAAGTTACCATTGGTATCCGTAGATTGCTCAAAAAATTGATCTGATTGGTTAAAAGCCATGTTAATATACTCCTAGTAAAACATTTATTTTACTACTCTGCCCTCCATCATAGCTTGTTTGATTTCATCTTCGTATCTATCAAACTGATCAAGGGACATAGCAGCTATTTCCCGTTCAGTCCAGATCTTAGGTTGCTTAGAATCTACAGAGGTGGTTTTTGTTGATACCATATCCGCTGCACTTCCTTGTGGCCTTTTCTGTCTGGGCTGTGATTGTGTTTGAGACTTGCCAGTTTCTAACTTATAAAGATCTATAGCTTTAGATGCTAAAGTTACATTATCTGGATTATTATAAATCCAATCTTGAATCTGATCTGGTTGTTCCTTTGCCCATTCATGGAAGTCCTCATCACCTCTAAGATCTTCAAAATCAGGGTGTCGTTGCTTCAGTGTAGACTCAGCTTCTCGTCGCAATACTTCAGACTCGCGTTGCCGCATAGACTGTAGTTGTGCTTCAAGATCTGCTACCTGTCGCTGACTTTGCATGTGTGCAACAGTCTCAACCGTATTGTACAAATCAGGATACTCCTGTTTAAAAGACTCTAACTCTTCTTCAGACTTAGGAGGCGAATAAGCAGGTTGTGCTTGCATAGCTTCAGCACGGAGTTCTTGCTCCGTCTGTTTAAACTCTGCAAGTTTTTGATCATAATGTTTTTTTAAATCATCGTATCGCTTTTTATAGTTCGTTCTTTTACGAGGTTGAGCTTCTTCTTCAGGGGCCTCTTCTGGGGTAGCCTGTTGTTGCTCTGCATAAAATAAACCATCTGCATCACCCATTTTAGGGGTGTCTGGCGTGTGCCAAGCTTTACGTGCATTATATGGATTACTTACTTCCTCTTCGTATTGTGTTTCTGACATTTCTCAATCTCCTTCACGGGGCTTGTGTCTTGCAAGGTAGCCATTATTAACTCCGTCGAGTAAATGGGGCTTGTCTTACCAAGGTAGCCGTAAAATTATCGGAGGCTGGGCATCCTGTTGGCACCCATCATAAGCTTCTCAATTTCTTCTTTGGTCTTGCTCATTCCGGGATCTTCTTCATCCATCATTCCACCTTCAGCCATCGCTTGTAAACCGCCATCGTAGGCACGTTCAGCATCATCCATCATTACTTGGAGATTGTCTGCGCCTATTTGGTCGGTTGCTTTTTTGGTAAATACAAACTCACCGTCCGACAATCGGGCAGGTATAGAGTCTGATACACCAGTTCCGGGGCCGTCTACTTCGCCAGCACCCGAAAATTCTGAAGCAGTTGTAATTACTTTATCTAAAATGTCAGATAAGCGATCATCTTGTTGTAGTACACCTGCTAGGTAATTTTGTTCTGAGTCATTTAGTGACTCGTCCATTACATACGAAATGTAATCATCTTCCATTTGCTCATCAGGAAGTTGTGAAGCCATTACTTCATCCATTTCATCTGCTGGGATGTTTGGATAGGTGTCTACTGGCATACCTTCTGCTGGCATCATTAATGAGCCTTCTGCTTTTTTATCTCTTTCTTCAAGCATCTTCATCATTTCTAGATGCCTTTTCATATTTTTGTCCATTTCTCCTCTACGTTCTGGAGACATTAAATCACGATCAGAGCCAAATTTTTTATCTGCTTGTCTTTTAGTTATTCTCATAGCCATACTAAGATCAGTAACTTTTCCAGCCTCAATAAGTTTTTTAGCTTCATCAAATACATATTTATTTTTTTCATCTAATTTAGGTTCTTCTGGATAAACTTCTGAACCTTCTGCAAAAACGCCACGACCTTTAAGTACATCTGCTTGAGTTACTTCTCCATCACCTGTAAGATCAGGAAACTTACCGCCTTCAGCAAATTTAGGCATTTCTACAGGTTTAAGATCATACCTTTTACCATCTAATTCTATTTTAGGATCTTTATCAGTTTCAAAAAATTTCATTGAACCTTTTAAATCTTTAACTTTAACTTTTTTACCGCCTATAGTTACAGTTGCATCAGGCGAAGTTTTTTTAGAAGGCATTTTAACTGCATTGCTTCCTTTTAAATCTTCAAGTATACTTTTAGCCATTTTCTTCTTTCCTTTCTAAAACTTCATTTACTACTTGAGGTAACTCTAGCAGCCTACCCAGCAAACTCATCTTCCCCTGACTGCGGAACATTTCCTGTTCCGATGTTGCCGCCACCAGTACCTGTAACTCCAAGGTCTTGAGGTTGTTCAGGTACTCCTCCAGCGGCTCCCAGTGGGCCTTGTTCTTGACCAGTGGGGCCAGCTTCCGCGCCAGTTGCTTGTCCAGCATTTTGCATTCCTATGATTTGTGCCATCATTGCTGCTTCTTCAGGATCATTTAAAAGTTCATCCGGATCAAGATCTAAGCTGTAAGCAAGTTCACTGATAAGCTTGTTAATTTTAATAAACGGAGCAACGGCAGGGTTAGCTGCTGTTTGCAAGAACATAGTAAGTCTTTGACTCCGTACCTCTTTCTGCATCAGGCTGTTTGTTCCTGTTGCTTTAACTTCTAAGTCTCCTTCAACATCAAGATCACTTTCAAGAAACTGCATATTCCATTGGAAGTAAGCTTCGCCAAGAGGCTTTAAAAGAAAATCGTCCAAGTTTTTAATAACTGTTTTAATATTAAGTGACGCTGCACCTAGTAACATAGACATACCAGAGGCAGTCCTAGTCATGCTTTGAACACCTGTTTGTCCATGAGAATAACTAGGAATACCCGTTTGTTCATCTGCTAACTGCCTGAACTTATCGAACATCATCATATTTTCTTGGGAAGTGTTAGGGAACTTTAAGCCGTTAATAGCTGTTCCCGGCACACCTGCTTGGCGACGAAACACTTTGCCGGGATATATTTCCATGCTTTGACCACCCACAAGGGCAGTTTCATCCACATCAAATACAAGTGATCCTGACAATGCAAGATTATCAATAGCCATGCGAGCATGACCGTTCATAATCTTTTGCGAATCGTCCATGTTTTCTGCTACGCCAATTCCAAAAAAGCTATAGGGATTACGCTCATAGGTAAAAGCGTGGTAAGGTACTCTAAAAGGCGTGAATGGATTAACCACTGCCCTAAGCATCTTACCGTTGCAAATCCATGCGTTAATTTGGATTTCATCTAGATCATCTACTCCTTCATCAATTTCCATACCAACTTGACGAGCATACTCTGCATCCATGACGCCCCAATACTCTAAGACTTCAAACTGACTAGAACCATAGTCATCGCTACGGCTGTCATCTTTTAGTTCTTGTTCGTAATCTTTTTCAATATAGTTAGGCCCCATCTGAAGACATTCACGTATTGCATCTTTGTCAAAGTATGGTAGTTTGCTAAGACCTCTAAGTTGAGTACGGTTCATACGATGTCTATGAAACACGTACTCACACTCTGCCATTGTCGTTGCATTAGGATCAGGAAAGAAATCCCATATACTTACAAACTCTATGCGCGGTACTCTAACAGATACAGGGCTGTAAGACCTTTCTCCATCTTCCGTACTCCAACGATTAAGAGTTTTGTTAAAGTTGAATGGGCCTTTTACAATACCTGTCCCAAACAACGCTGCTTCAAACAAAGAGTTTCTTATTTCACTAGCACCATTAGATTCTTCAATCTGATCGTGTATAAGCTTTTCCATCCGTCTAGCAGCCTTTTGTGCTGGACTAATTTCAAGTGCTTCTGGAATAGGAGATAAGCCTTCTTTAAGACTATCTTTTGCTAGTTCTTCTACTCTTTGTTGTTCAAATTTCCCTGTGCCGTAAGTTGCTCCAGCTTTAAGAACACGCCCATCGCCTTCATAACCTACGTCATAGGGATTTTCTTTTTCTACTTCTTGTTCTGTAATAGAAGTTTCAATTCCCGGTATTGGATTTTGAGTATCTAAGTGTGCATGTTCTGCTACGCCTTCAGGTACTTTAGTTTCGCTAATACCAATAGGAAATTTATTAGCTCCAAATATAACATCTACAAGCTGTCCGTATGCAGCAAGTACTTTAGTTTTTGTAATCTTTACAAATACTCTAGACTTTTCAGATTCTCTAAATCTTATATTTTTACCATATAAGCCACGGTAGTTATGGTATGCTGTAAGCCAACGTGACTCATCTAAGTCTCTTGCATTTTCAGCCGAAAGAAACCTGTCCTGAATTAAACCTACAAGATTATTTTGCAGGTTTTCTTCAAGAGTAAGGTTTATTCCTTGCTCTTCCTCTTCTTGTTGAAAGTAGAGTTCATTAGATGTTAAGTTATTTTCAGCCATAATTTACTAGTCTGGAGTCACACCAAGATGTTGAAACTCAATAATAAACGTAGCTGTGGTTGCTGCTGTAGCCAAATCATTTGCAAGAGGCTTTAAGCGTATATGCAGTGTACGCGCAGCGGAGCTATATAATGATGCTGAAAGCGTCATAGCTTCTGAAGTAGCTGGGCCACCGCTCATTGTAGAAAAAGCATTAGCTGCGGCTGGAACACCATTAGCAATAATGTACAAAGGGGTGTTAGCAGTAATAGTAACAGCACTACCGCCATCATCCGCAATAGCTTTTTCATTAATAATTTGTCCCCCACCTGCTGCTGTTCCTAAATCAAAATCAATATCGTCACCTGATGCGCCAGCAGTAACCAAGTTACCATTAGCAATCATAATAAGATTTTTAATTGAAGTATCAGCAGGTTGAGTAAAGCTAACGTCATAAGTAGCATTAGCAGTTACAGCAATCGTACCTGTAGTAGTTGATGTAGCTGAAGTAATTACGTTATCTGCAAGGTCGCGTACATCTCCTGTACGTGAAGAGTTACGTCCTGTATCTCTAATTTTTACAACTGGATTTGACATTTATGTTCTCCTTTAATATCCAAATTCTGAATCAACTGGCGTATAAGCCTGTTCCATCCTCATGTGTCTAAACTGATTAAATATATCATTGACCTTGGGCCTTGACATAATTAAATACCTTAACGCATCATAAGCGTGATCAGGTGCATGTGTATCGACATCTTCAGGATTAGACTTGTCTAATGGTATACTTTGTAGTTCACGTATCAAGTTAGGGCAACTGTTAAATATCTGTATTTTTGGTCTGCCACTTGGTTGCACTCGTAAGTATTCATGTATTTGAATCTTACCCTGAATTCTATTCTTATCTGCTCTTCGCAGTTTATGCCCACCTCGTTGTAATGTTTCTCCAACTGTAGGGCCTGTAGTGCCTGTTCTGTTCCACGCTGCTGTATCTAGTACACCTTGAACAGAAAAAGGATCTTCTACTTCCATATTTGTTATCATAATAGCTAAGTCTTCGCCTGTAAGTCCTTTACGATACAACTCTCTATAAATTATAAGGGTGCCATCAGAAGGATCAACACAACCCCAAATGCAAGCACTTTCAGACGCATAGCCATAGTCAATACCTTTTACCCTTTCCCATCCTACTGGGATTTCAAAAGGAGCTATAACATGAACTCCTATATCAAATTCTGTAAAAGCTGCTCCCTCTGTTATGTCCCAATTACCTTCTAGTAATTGTTTTCGTTGTATATCCGGCAATGCTTTTAACATTTGTTCGTATCTGCCATCTTGAGCAAGATACGGATTATCTTCTAGTCTAGCAGGTATAAATTTACGTGTTAATCCATCCTTGCCTGTAAAGCTTTCATTAGGCTCGTTGGGTAGTACATATCGTTTTTTTACCCAAGTTGCTCCGACTCCTCCGGGGTTCGCTGTGCAACGCATATATGGTTCTATTTCTGGATCAGTTGTTCGTAAACGTGATGCTAAATAGTTCCATGAAAATTCTGTATTAAGATGTGTAATTTCATCAAAACCAATCCATGAGTAGGCTTGACCTTGGTATCTGTACACATCTGCATCTCGCTCAAGGTAGCCAAACTCTAGTTTAGCTCCTGATGGAAATGTCCAGATCTTTTCAACTTCTCTAAACCTACAACCGGGAAAAGCCTTTGGGTATAACTCCCTAGACTTATCTATTAACTCCCTCAGTTCAGGCATTGAGCGTCTTAGTATTAACGCTCTGTGAGCAGCCCTATGAGCGAATCTGAGGGGATCTACAAGCATAGCATAAGATTTACCACCTCCTGCTGCGCCACCATAAAGAACGTCTGTTTCACCTGCCGCCAAGAAATCTGTCTGCGGCCCTTCGTTTGGTCTAAAGATTACATTTTCTAATGCTTCTTCTTTAAGTTTTTTAGGTAAAGCAACTACATTATCTTCTGTAATTATTTTACCTTTAGTAGATGATTCAGAATTATCTAGCTTGGCTAAAGTTTCTTTAGAAGCAGATAAAGAAGTTTTGTAAGCGTTAAGTTTAGAACGTGTTTTTTCTAGTCTTTTTTCTTTTAACCTAACAGCTCTACGAGCTTCTATTTTCTTCTTTGTAGCAGAGTGGTAGTTATACCCTCTTGATTTAGATCCTTTAGCTCTACCCGATCTCTTTTTAGGTGTTCCGTCTTTCTTTAAAACAAAATTCCCATCAGAGTCTTTTTGGTAAGCATCTGGATTTATTTCCCAATCATCCATTTTCTACTATCTTTTTTAAACCCATGTGGCTCAACTTACGTCCTGTTTTATGTTCTATCCAAAGAGCGCCTTCGCGTAAGCTTAAAGCTTTTTCTTTTATTAGAGGCTTAATTTCGTTTAAGACTTCTATTTGTTCTGGAACCTCTTCTAGAAACAAAGGGTCTTCAGAAAGAACATAACCAAAAGGAACTGTAGAACTTGTCCTACGTTTCAACATTAATAACTACCTCTTCTTTAGCAGGTAGCACAAAAATCCCTCCTTCAACTTTATGATTAACATCTAGTCTGTCTGATTTTCCCAACCCCACCCTATCTAAGATAGTTTGTGCAGCTTGAAGTCTTTGATTGACTTGCGGCATAGGTTGATCAGATTCCATAACTTGCACAAGCTTCATGGCAGCTTTAGGTGCAGATTGCGCTAATATCCCAGATGCTAAGTCCACAATCTCGTTCTGTAACGCTTTTGTAACTTGCCAATGAGTATTAGGAGCATAGCCAGCTAATTCAGCGGCTCGTTTAGGATCACCTCCTGTATCAACTAAATGATCTAGAAAAGTTTGTTGTTTTGTTGTCAATTCTTTTTTCATGTTCTTATTATAGAAGTAGTTTACAGATTTGTCAAGTTTTTTCTTGACAAATCTCAAATCTATCTCTATAATATCCATAGACCCACCGGGGCTATATCTATATCTACATAGCCCTTAAAAGACTTTGAAGACCCGCCCAAACTGCTTTGGAGGTTGGTAGGACTTTGAAGACCCGCTTAAACTAGTTTACATTCAATTTCTCCTTAAAATGTATATGATTTAGTATATATATAGGGGGAGGGGTATGGCCACCTGCCCAGCCCTTTGAAGATCTAAGAAGATCTTCAAAGTGCTTTACTATTCTATGGATTGCCACTAAATAATCTATGAAGTCTCAAGAGACTTCAAAGATTATTTAATTTCATAGCTCTAAAGTCTCTTGAGACTTTAGAGATTTAGCTCCAGCCTAAAGACTTTCTAGTTTACAAAGTAAACTGAAAGGCTTTAGAGTCTTCTAAGTAATATATTACTTAGAAGATCTTTATAGTTTTCAACAAGTTGAAAACTAAATAGCCCACCGACCTCAAAGCCAATCTAGGTCTTCCTAAGAAGACCTAAAGCCTTCCAAAACTAAAAGACCCAAGGGGTCTTTTAACCCTTTAAATCTATAAAACCTCTTAGGTTTTATAGATTTAATAGACTCTATATTTTTAAGAAGGAAGGTCTTACGACCTTCTTAAAAATATAGAGGTCTAAAGCCGCCGGGCTTCGGCTCGGCACCGAAAAAATACGATTAGGAAACTAATATGGCTAATTATGATTTGACTCGTCCTGCGACCAACAAAGCAATCTACGCTGTGGCAGCGAAGCTGGCTTACAATTTCATCGGTGAAAACGATCTCAAGCGTTTTGAGTTTAATAAACTCAAAGCTCGATTCGGTGCCGTGATCAAGTCGGTTCACGATGGTCAGCCCTTGGCTGGTGACATCGACAAGTTGTTCAAGGTCAAGAAAATTACTGCGAAGAACTCGGCGGCTGCTAAGTACCTTAAGGTACTTAAAACTGAAGATCTCAAGCCGAATCAAGAAGCTCCGATCACTGCCAAAGGCAAAGTCTCAAAGAACTTTAAGACTTCCTCGGCTCCTCGAATTGCTACTGCTGCTGACCTTGGAATGATCTAAACTTGACAAAGCCCCTTCGGGGGCTTTACAATCCCTTTGTAATTTTTGGAGTTGTTATGAGTAGATTAGATGATTTGCGAAAAGAAATAGATGTTCTTGTAGATGAAATAAAAATTGAAAAAGCTGCGTTAGATATTCTATCAAAAGCTCTCTTAATTCCTGATAATACTGAACGTCTTAAAGAGATGTCAGATAAAATTTATTTACTTTTCATGGATCAATATCGGCGCTGTCAACACTTAGATAATCTTCTTGGCTATAAGCAAGAAGAACTATTCATACTTTTAGATTTAGACTGCGATGAATTAGAAATTGAGGAGGTTTGCCAATGAGTAGAGAATTGTTAAAAAATAATTTGCGAGAGAAAGTAATTGATCTTGATATAGATATTCAGGTTCAGAAAAGTCTAGCGGAGCAATTAGAAGGTATTAAAGTTCCTGCTTCTGGCAACCGCCTTGTAGACTTAAATGTGGAAGCTAAGATTACCGATCTTGTTATAGAAACAAAGCGGCATATAATAGATCTAATTGATCTAAGAATAGAAGCCCTTAAAGAATTACTAGAGATTGTAGAAGACGAGGAAGCTGCGTAATGTTAAAGTTTGGATGGTACTTGTTGTTTTTTGTTTACTTTATTTTAACTCTTTTTATGACAGGAGGCACAATACTGTGGTTCTATGAGTTGTTAGTTTATGGTGTCAAGTATGAAACTGGCGCTATAATCGGCAGCTTTTTATTTAGTATTGCTTCGGTGGGAGCTTGGACAATCACTGTAAGTGTTTATCATTTGATGCGGCACGATCTGCGTTATAAAGGTAAATAAAACTAGGAAGCCCTACTTGTTTCTAAGAAGGAAGGTCTTACGACCTTCTTAGAAACAAGTAGGGCTATTATTAATGGTGGGAGCCAACGATGAGATTGATTAATGTAATTGCTTCGGAGATTGAAAATGATTGGGTTAAAGTTAATTATGCTGCTCGTCCTTATCTTGATGCCATGAAAGAACTTTATACTATCAACGACGCTTACTATTTAGATAGTGCCGACGGTATTGTATCAAGATTCCTAGCAAACGCTGGGTCATGGCGAGGCGATGTTGCCCGTAAAGTTAAACAAGAATTAAAGGAAATGCTAAATGGAGTGTAGTTGCGAGCGATGTGGTGCAGTTAAATGTATTTATTCAATGGCTTATGTTGAGATGAAATTGTTGTGTGCTAAGTGTGCGATGGTGGCTGTCAACTGGAGTAAAAACAATGACTAATTTAATAACTTCAACGGCCTTTGAAGCTATAAAGCCCTACAAAGATTATATATATAATTATAAATACCCTTTGTTAGGTTTTAATAGTTCTACTAAGGTCTTAAAAGGCTTTAAATTAAAAGATTATACCACAGGTATATTGTATTTGCAACCATCAAATGCTGTAGCTACTAAAACTTTATGTGCTTATGCTACTACTGCTGGGTGTGAAGATGAGTGTTTAGGTAAAACTTCTGGTCGACTTGCAATGAATCAATCACAATTAGCTATGACTAGAAGGACGGTGCAGTATCTTAAAGATCCCGATGGCTTTAAAGACCGCCTTAGAATTGAGATACTTAAGAAAGAAACAGATAACTACTGCATTCGCCTCAATGGTACTAGTGATGTGGATTGGTCTGATCTGATTGAGTCGCTGCCTAACATACAGTTTTATGATTACACTAAGATCTTAACTAGAGTTAAGAAAAATAAACTATCTAACTATCATTTAACTTACTCAGCATCCTTCAACAATACAAAATGTATTAATAATTTTATTAAGGCCGTGAAGCTGGGCTTGAATACAGTAGTGTCTTTCAATACTAAAGAAGCTAAGGGTGAGTTCAAGATACCGTCGCACATTTATGTGCGAGGAAGTAAAGTAAATTTATCTAGCTTTGACACTACCGACTTAAGATTTTTAGATCATAATGGTGCGGTAGGATCGTTGAAGCGCAAAGGATCACAAAAGAAAACTAGATTAGATGAGCTTGGTAAATTTAATTTCTTTGCAGATCCTATAACAATTAAAGCGGCGGCTTGACAGGTCAACTAAAATACTTTATAATTCTTACCTGTTTTTAAGAAGGAAGGTCTTACGACCTTCTTAAAAACAGGTAGGTCGGTTGGGTGCACCGTGAAGCATGACCCGTCGCCTCCTTCGGGAACCTTAAAGAGCGACAGTAAGAAGTTGGTAACTTATTATTTTATAACTATGGAGTTCGTATGAATACAGTAGTATCAATGTTCGGCAACCGATCAGCACTTGACACCCTAAGAAATGATGGGTATGGCGGTGCTGATTTTGAAGTGGCTTCTTCACCAGTACTTTATAAGACTAATGATTTCGGACACCATGTACTGAGCGGTAAGCGAGTTTACTTTCGAGAAGATACTGGTGATGCTTTAGCAATCCACGGCGAGCGGTACAAGCCTGTGTCTCACAAAGAAATGATTGATACTGCTCGCAATGTACTAGAGCGTAGCGAGTTAAACCTTGATGGCATCAAAGAAAGAATTGAAGTTGGCGACAACGGCTCAGTTTGTTTTGTTCGGCACTTGCTGCCCAACCATGAGATACAAACTCCTGATGGTGACACGGCACAAATGACTATGTTGCACATCAATTCTTTTAACTCAGTGTGGCCTTACCAAGCCAGTGCTGGAGCGCATCAATCAGCCTGTACTAATCATCAAGTATTTGTTACTGGTGCTGCCACAATCTACAAGGCTCGACATACTCAGAAGTTAAATGTAGATCATGGCGCTAGACAGTTGAATGGTATTATCGGGATGCTGGATAAGCAGAATGAGATATGGGCTGAGTGGGCTAATAAAGAAGTTAAGGATACAATTGCTTTCATCCACATTGCAGAGGCTGCGGGTTCTAAGTTTGCAATAGGTAAAGTTTCTGAAGGTGAGCGAGTGTATGATATTATGAATATGCCTACTGCCTACAACAACAGCAGTTTAGTTTACATGTGGGATAAATATACAACACATTACCGCCGCAACATGGGTAACAATCATTGGGCTTTGTACAATACATTAACTGATTGGTCTAGCCATCATCGCGGTAGCCGTAAGAACTCTGTAGACTTTCCAGTTGCTCAAGTTAAAAAGTCTGAGCGGGTGCAGAAAGTAATTAGTTCTTTCCCGCTCGCTGCATAGTTTTCCTTGCCACCTGAGTAAGTGGATAAACTTCTCAATCCCTGAGCATGGTGTAAAACTGCTCGCTTTTAACTTGGAGATTAGTAATGGATGACGTTAGCAATTTTATTAATTACACTATTGCATGGAGCGACAGAAAACAGTCTTATGTTTTGGTCGTAGATCCTGATGAGTTTGAAAGACTGTTACGCCAGCTAGTAAATGGGGAGAATGAAAATGAAAACTAGAATCCATGTTAATCAACACAATATTAAATCAAATAGTAAAGGTGCTAAGCTGCCTGTGATTTCTGTCAAAGACTACAAACAAAATAGAAAAGCTAATCATGCTGCTGTAGTAGATGATGATGGCAAGGCGTTAGTAAAAGTAATTTATTCACCAGACAACCCACTACCTTGTGGCGCTAAAGTTTGGATTGAAACTGATCTTGAGGTAATAACAATATGACGCAAGATAATTTAATTAAATGTGCTAACTGTAAAAAACTTTCTCCACCTTTAGAGATGGTGCATGTTTGGCTCAGGACTTTGTGCGGAAAGTGTGCCAGTAGAAAATTACTTGGAGTTAAAGCAAGATGAAAAATATAATTGATGTGTCGAACCACATACTAAAATACTCCCAAGTATATCTATGTGAAACTGAGTGTACCGATTTAGTTCGTGAAGAAGCACTTCAATTATGCTTGAAACACGGTGAAGAATTTGTAATTACTTTTATAGAAACCTACTTAGATACAATAGTTGAGGAGATGACATGAGTGCAGTAGATGTTAGGGCAGAGTTTTTATCTGATATAGATGATTGGTTTTGTCAACTATTTGCAACCCGCATAATGGCACCACTACCTAAAAACTCTAGAGTAAAACAAAAGTTTATTCACTTTGTTGAAGATAGATGTAGCGAGGTAGGTTGCTGGAAACTTGGCGATGAAACTTTAGGCGAGTTATTTTCAGAATTTTTAGATGACTTGGCGAACTGGTAATGCATATTAAAACTATGTTGAAGATGAAAGATTTATTCTTGAATCCTAAACGGAGCGATTGCTTTGTAACTTGGATGTTTTTAGATGGCTGGCGACTCTGCGAAGTAACTATAGGCAGTAAGAAAGCAGTACTAAAACCCCTTGCTGGAGGCAGGAAAAAAACTTTAACTATCAGACAGATAAAGGAGGAACTTAAATCTACTTATTGGTATGCTGCTCGTCAGGATGCCAGTGCAAAAGCCCAAGCGGAGGGAAAGAAAAAAAGAAAAGCTAATTGGGAACGCGATTACGCTTGACTTTCTTTTTAAAATCCGTATAATCACGTAACGATAATTTATTGGAGAAATTTTTATGGCAGTATTAGAAGGCACCGCTTATTGGGCAGCAGTAACTACACCCAATACAACCTTTGACCCTGTGTATACAGTAAACTTAGTTGTGGATAATGAGACTGCATCTGGATTTGAAGATCGTGGTTTCAAGGTTAAGCAAATGGATGAAGGCCCTGCAATCATAATTAAACGTAAGGTGAACGGGCCTAATGGTATGATTCGCAAAGCACCTATCCTTATGGATCGTATGAAGAAGGAGGTTGACGTTGCGGTTGGTAACGGCTCTCGCGTTAAGGTGCAGTACAAAGAATGGGAGTCGGTCTGGAACGGCAAGACCTTTAAGGGTCTGGACTTTGTCAAGATGCAGATTCTAGATCTTGTGCAGTACGATAACGGTGAAGCCGATGAGTTTGAAGTTGAAGGTGAGGAGGAAGCTGAACTATGAGTGAGCAACAAGGTTGGACATACACTTCTGAAGCTGGAACCTACACTGTAGATAGGTTTACAGATGAAGGTAAGAGTGCTTTTGTTTTAATTATAGAAACAGATAAAGAAATACAGCAAACTAAAAAGACCTTAGCTAAATTAGAAATGGCTGCTCAAGGTTTCAATGCAGTAGTGCTTGAACAACTGACAGAAGATATGCTGGTCGAAGAGGAGGCGGCTCAAGAAACAGAATAAACTTTATGGGGGTCACACGACCCCCTTTTTCTGGAGAACTATATGGCCTTTGTAAAGTATCACTTGCCCTGCCCAAACTGCGGAGGAAGTGACCCAGTATCTGTAGATCAAGATGGTCACGGTTACTGTTTTAGTTGTAATACTTTTTTGCGAGACTATGATAAAGGAGAAACTACTATTCCAGATATTAAAACCTATCAACGGAATGCTAACATGGGCAGCGATGAAGGAACTTTCCAAGCACTAGATGATAGACGTATCTCTTTGGATACAGCTAAAAAGTACGGTGTAAAGTCTAGCCCTAACACACACTACTATCCTTATTATATTTCTAATGAGATGGTATCTACAAAGATTCGCTATTGTAAAGACAAAGACTTTTCTTGGCGCGGGTCTGCAAAAGGAGTAATGTTATTCGGACAACAAGCCTTCCAATCAGGCGGTAAGTTTGTCACATTAGTTGAAGGCGAGTGCGATGCGATGGCAGCTTATGAGTTGCTAGGGTCAAAGTGGCCTGTAGTGTCAGTAAAGAATGGCGCTAGTGGTGCAGTAAAAGATGTCAAAGAAAACTTAGAGTTTTTAGAATCTTTTGATTGTGTGGTTATAAACTTTGATAATGATAAGGTAGGTAAAAGTGCAGCGAAGCAAGTCGCAAGGGTACTACGCCCCGGCAAAGCAAAGATCCTCTTCTTACCAGAAGAGTTTAAAGATGCCAACGATATGCTCAAGCAGGGCAGAAACAAGTCGTATGTCACAGCATGGTGGGCAGCTAAAAGCTACACGCCTTCTGGTATTATTAACGTATCTGACATGGGGGATGACTATTTTAATCGTCCTACAGTAGCATCTGTTCCCTACCCTTGGAACGGTTTAAATAAAAAGCTTTACGGTATGAGACAAGGTGAGCTTGTCACTCTTACTGGCGGCACAGGACTAGGTAAGTCTTCTATTACTAGAGAGATAGAACATTGGCTAATTAAAAATACAAAAGATCGTGTTGGTATTTTGGCTCTTGAAGAAAACAAAAACCGCACTGTGGATGGCATTGTTTCTATTGAGGCTAATGCTAAGCTGTACATTAATCAGATTAGAGAAGAGTTCCCTGAAGAAGAATGGAGAGCGCACTATAATAGTTTGTTTGCGGGTGAATCTAAAGATAGACTATGGATCTACTCACACTTAGGGCAGCATGACATAGAAGAAATATTTTCTAAGATACGCTACCTGACAATCGGATGCGACTGTAAGTGGGTGATTGTTGATCACTTACATATGCTAGTATCTTCTATGGTTGACGGTGATGAGCGTAGGTCAATAGATAGTATTATGACTCGTCTTAGATCTATGGTTGAAGAGACAGGGGCGGGGATGATTCTTGTATCTCATTTGCGTAGGGTAGAGGGTAACAAGGGACATGAGCAGGGGGTTACAGTAGGACTATCACACCTTCGCGGTAGTCAATCTATTGCACAACTAAGCGATTGTGTTATTGCCTTAGAGCGCAACCAACAAAGTGATGATCCTGAAGAGGCCAACACTACACACCTTAGAGTATTAAAATCACGGTACACTGGTGACGTTGGCATGGCTTCTCATTTAGTGTACGATAACGAAACTGGTAGATTAAGTGAGCGGTTTGATGAGGAGCCTGATGAGTTCTACGATGAATCTGATGGGATACCTTTCTAATGCAGTTAGTATTTGATATAGAAACAGACGGTGTAGAAGCTACAAAGGTCTGGTGTATTGTAGCTTATGACATTGACACAGAAAAAGTATATTCCTTTGCGCCCGATGAGCTTGATGCTGGAGTTGAACTACTAACTAAAGCAGATAAACTTGTAGGCCATAACATTGTAAACTTTGATGTGCCGCTTGTTAAAAAGTTTTTTAATGTAGACTTAACTGAAACTGCAACATTAATAGATACATTAATTTTATCAAGACTGTTTAATCCTACTAGAGAGGGCGGTCACGCTCTTGCTGGTTGGGGTTATAGACTAGGACATCCTAAAGGAGAGTTCAAAGATTTCTTAGGCGGATACAGCCAAGAAATGTTAGACTATTGTATAAACGATGTGCTTGTTAACGCTAAAGTTCTTGAACATCTTAAAAGAGAAAGCAAAGGTTTCTCTGCTCAGTCGGTTGAAATAGAACACAAGATTGCTAAGTTGGTAGATGATCAGCGCAAGCATGGATTCTTTTTAGATATGAAAACTACAACGCTGTTACAGGCTGAGTTAGAAGAAGAATTAAATGCTGTTATGGCTGAAGTCCGTAAAGAGTTTAAGCCTAAAAGAGAAGTGTATACACTTAGAATAGCTTATAATGCTGATGGCGCAGTGTCTAAGTTCGCTACTTGTAGAGAGTTAAAGAAACGTGTACGTCTTGATGACGATGAGTATGATCAAATTAGCGAGCATAAAAAAATAAAAAGAATTATACGAACTGACTTTAACTTAGGCTCTCGTCCCCAAATAGCAGCATATCTTCAAGACTTTGGCTGGAAGCCTAAAAAGTTTACACCTACTGGTCAACCAGTTGTGGATGAAGGTACTCTTAAAAAGATTAAAAACATACCACAAGCTCAGTTGATTGCAAGATACCTTATGCTACAGAAACGATTAGGAATGGTCGCTTCGTGGTTAGAAGAAGTAGAAGATGATAGCAGAGTACACGGCTATGTTAATCATAACGGTGCAGTCACAGGCAGGATGACACATAGACAACCTAATACTGCTCAAATTGTCAGCAGTAATTCAGAGTACGGTAAAGAATGTAGAACATGCTGGACTGTACCTGAAGGTAAGAGGTTGGTAGGTATAGATGCTTCTGGCTTAGAACTTAGAATGTTGGCGCATTACTTAGACGATGAGGAGTACACAAATGAAATCATTAACGGAGACATCCACTCTCATAACCAAAGAATTGCGGGACTTGAATCAAGAAGTCAGGGAAAGACTTTCATCTATGCGCTACTCTATGGAGCCGGAGACATTAAACTTGGCACAGTGGCTGGTGGAGGCCGAGACACTGGTGCAAAACTTAGAAAATTATTCTTTGATAATCTCCCAGCATTTAAAGCTCTTAAAGATAGAGTTGGAAGAGCGTCTAAAAAAGGATACATAAAAGGTTTAGATGGACGCAAGTTAATTGTTCGTAGTCAACACGCCGCCCTGAATACTTTGTTGCAGAGTGCTGGTGCAATTGTAATGAAAAGGGCGCTGATACTTTTTACAGAGTACACTAAACATTTAGATGCTCATGTCGTGGCTAATGTTCACGATGAGTGGCAGGTAGAAAGCGCAGCGGATGTTGCGGAAGAAGTAGGTAAGATGGGTGTCAAAGCTATTAAAGATGCTGGCCTGTCATTTAATTTAGCTTGTCCTTTGGATGGCGAATACAAAATAGGAGACAACTGGTATGACACTCACTAAGAAATGTATTGAGTGCGAAGCTGTTTTAACTGAAGATAATTGGTATCCTTCTTTTGTAGGAAAGAAACATTATAAATGTAAGTCTTGCTATGATGAAAGACGCATCCTTAATAGGTATAAAAAAAGATATGGAAGTTTAAATAAAGCTATAGCAAGGCTAATTTATGTATCTACTAAGAAGAAATATGATGCTGTTAGAGAAGGTCAAATATATATTATACGTAACCCTGCTTTCCCTAGCTGGTGTAAGGTAGGCATGGCTGTTGATGCAGAAGACAGGCTGAAGCAGTACCAAACATCCTCACCGTACAGGGACTACGCTCTTGTTGCGGCATGGGATGTTGAGGACAGAAGAGAAGCTGAAAAGCAAGCCCATGCTTTGATGGAGCAGCACTATGAGCGCCGTGGTGAGTGGTTTGTTTGTGATTCTAGTTTGTCTGTAGCTAAACTAAATAACTTATTTGAGGAAAAACAGCTTGAACTCTTCTAAATCTTTAAACACTTTAGTAGAAGATATCTACACTAAAATTGAAAAATTATCTAAAGGAGAAGACATTCAAATATCTGCCGAACTTGTGGATGAGTTTGGTGAGAGCATGAAAGATGCTTTACTTCACTGGGCTACGCCAAGGACACAGAGTAAAGGGCTGCGTATGAGCAACATAGGAAAGCCCTCTAGACAACTTTGGTATGATATTAAAGAAAATAGTCCCGACTCTAGTATAGACGCGCCTACTCAAATTAAATTTTTGTATGGTCATCTGCTAGAAGAACTACTACTTTTCTTTGTGCGGCTCTCAGGACACGCTGTTAGCGATGAGCAAAAAGAAGTAACTGTTAATGGTATAAAAGGTCATATGGACTGTAAAATAGATGGGCAAGTTGTAGATATTAAAACAGCTTCCAGCTATGCTTTCCGAAAGTTTTCAGAAGGTACGCTTGCAGATCAAGATGACTTTGGATATTTGTCACAACTAGCAGGGTATGAAGAAGCTGAAGGTACAGATGGCGGCGGCTTTCTGGTGATAAACAAAGAGTCAGGAGCTTTGTGCCTATATCAGCCCGATGATATGGATAAGCCTAATGTAAAAGAAAGAATTAAATATCTTAAGTCTTCTATAAAGCTTGCAAATCCTCCTGAAAGATGCTATAATCCTATACCGGAAGGTGCTAAAGGTAATGAAAAGTTACCCCGTCCCTGCACCTACTGTCCCCATAAATTTAAATGCTATGCTGACGCTAATGATGGCGAAGGACTTAGAACTTTTAAGTATTCTAAGGGGCTTATGTATTTAACAAAAGTAGTAGTTGAACCTAGAGTAGAAGAGATATGAACAGCAAGACATTAAAAAAAATAAGAAAGAAAAGCACGGACATATTGTGCGGCTGGGTGCAGTCTCTTGTATCTGATAAAGAAAAAAGTAAAATAAACGCAACCAACGTAGAAACTTTTTTAGCCGAGCAAGAATATATATACAAGCGAAAGACACTATACCTTAGTGTGTACAGTAAAAAGTGGGTAGTGTCCATACTTAAAAAAATGGTAGCTGATGGGCATGACATAAATGAAATAAATTATGAGTACTTTAATTCAAACTATCTAAGGTATCTTAGTGGCAAGAGTTAAATCAGGCGCTCGTAAACGCCGCGTCCCCCGCCTTAAAAAACTTATAAAGCCAGATGGAAATAAATATGATTCTATTTGGGAAGCTCTACTGCATGAGTCAATACTTAAAGATTGGGAACATCATGTTGATTATGTAGAGTATGTAATTGAACACAAATATGAACCTGATTTTGTGCGTATGATAGACGGCAAGAAAATACTTTTAGAATCTAAAGGTAGGTTTTGGGACTTTGCAGAATACAATAAGTATATCTGGATTAAAAAATATTTACCTGAAGATACTGAATTAGTATTTTTGTTTGCCAACCCATCTGCCCCTATGCCGGGGGCAAAGCGCAGAAAAGATGGCACTAAAAGATCTCACGCTGAATGGGCGTGGAAGAATGGGTTCAGATGGTTTAGTGAAGACAGTATCCCTGATTCGTGGATTGATGTAAAAGCTAAAGAGTCTGAAGAGTTTAAAAATAGAAACAGTAAACTTAACTTGGAGATGGAATGAGTATTGATGATGCGACACCAGAAGAGTGGAATTCTCTGAGGGATAAGACAATAGGAAGAGACAATAAGTTTCTGGAGTGGCTTGATGACGAAGAAGACGTACCTAATGATCATCCTTTATTCGGCGAAAATATACCTGATAATAGTAGTAAAGATGCTGTTAACAGTCCTGCTCACTACAATAACGGGAATGTAGAATGCATTGATGCTATACAGGCGATGCTTACGCCTGATGAGTTTGTAGGTTATCTGCGTGGTAACTCTTTGAAGTACCGCTGGAGATTCAGATACAAGAAGAAGCCTATAGAAGACCTACGCAAAGCTTGTTGGTACGAGGAGCGTTTGCTCAGGTTCTTGATGGAGAATCAGGATGTCTTGGGATAGGAAAGAAGAACGTAGGGAAAGGTTTCAAAAGCGTAAACAATCTAAAAACAAAGCACGTACCAGAGGGTATAGGCAGTCACAGTTAAGAGAGAAGGAAGACATTGATGACATTAAAAACTGGGAAGATGAATTACTTAGGAATAGAGATTGACTACGACAAAGAAGAACTACTAAATGAGTTCTCTTTAGAAACTTTAAAAGACAGATACTTTTGGGAAGATGAAACACATGCTCAAGAAGCTTTCGCACGGGCTGCTGTATACAGTGCTACTTATCAAGGACATACTGACTTCAATCTTGCACAGCGACTTTATAATTACGCAAGTTCTAATTGGTTCATGTTTAGCACTCCTATCCTTAGCAACGGGGGAACCAAACGTGGTTTACCTATCTCTTGCTTTCTTAATTATGTTCCTGATTCAAGGCGTGGTCTATCTGATCACTATGATGAGAACATATGGCTCGCAAGTTCGGGTGGAGGCTTGGGTGGATATTGGGGTGATGTTAGGAGTAATGGGGTATCTACTGCTAACGGTAGTGAGTCTACTGGTAGCATTCCATTCATGCATGTTGTAGACAGTCAGATGCTTGCTTTCAATCAAGGTGTTACTAGGAGAGGTTCTTATGCGGCGTACATGGATATTAGTCATCCAGAAATTGAAGAGTTTATTGCAATGCGGAAGACTACTGGAGGTGATCTCAATCGCAAGTGCCTTAACCTGCATAACGGTGTCAGTATATCTGATGAGTTCTTATACTCCGTACAGCACGACTTACCTTGGAGACTCATTGACCCTAAATCTAAACAAGCAATCAAAACAATTCAAGCGCGTGACTTATGGTGGCAGCTAATACACACCAGAGCAGAAACAGGCGAGCCATATATTGTTAACCTTGACCGCTGCAATGAGGCCCTGCCACAACAGCAGAAAGACTTAGGACTTAAAGTGCGTCAAAGTAATTTATGTTCTGAGATTACTCTACCTACTAGCGAAGAACGTACAGCAGTTTGCTGCTTGTCCAGTGTTAACTTAGAATACTTTGATGAGTGGAAAGACGATGAGTTGTTTATTAGTGACCTAGTTACCATGCTGGATAACACATTAGAACACTTTATTGATAATGCTATACAAACAGTAGGTATATTAGAACAGTGCGATACCTTACAGGAGTTTAAGTATCATGTTGACTTGGATAAAAAAGGTTTTACAAAAGCCGCTTATAGTGCATATAGAGAACGGGCGATTGGTCTTGGTGCGATGGGCTTTCATTCTTATCTTCAACGTAATGGAATCCCTTTTGAAGGAATGTACGCTGCCAGCTTTAACAATAGATCCTTTAAACATATCAAGGAAAGAGCTACTGAAGCTAGTGTACAGTTGGCTGGATCTAGGGGCGAAGCTCCTGATATGGTTGGGAGTGGTCGCCGTAACTCACATCTGCTTGCTATTGCTCCTAACGCCAGCAGCAGTATTATATGTGGTGGAACGAGTCCTAGTATTGAGCCTACGAGGGCTAACGTATTTACGCACAAGACTTTAACAGGTTCTTACAAAGTAAAGAACAAGTACTTGGAGAAGTTACTAGATGAGAAAGGGATCAATACTGAAAAGACTTGGAAAGAAATCGCCGCTAATGAAGGCTCTGTGGAAACTTTGGAAGCGTTATCTGAAGAAGAGAAAGAAGTCTTTAAAACCGCACCGTCTATTAACCAGATATGGGTTATTGAACACGCGCTCCAAAGACAAAAGTATGTCTGTCAAGCGCAGTCAGTAAACTTATTCTTCATACCGCCACCAGCTACAGCAGATCAGGAGGTACATGATGAGTATCTGGAATATATTAATAATGTACATTGGCTGGGAGCTAACAAACTCAAATCTATGTATTACCTCCGCTCTAATGCAGCTAGAAATACAGAGAATGTTAATATTAAAATACCAAGAATTAACTTAGAAGAAGGGGAGTGTTTAAGCTGTGAAGGTTAAATTATTTTTACTGTTATTATTGTTACCTGCCTGTGCCACTGACGGTACTCAACGAAGCAAATGGGATTACTACAGTCCTAAAAATACAAAGTGTCCAGATTCTCACATAGCAGTATGTAGGAAATATGGCCCCCATATGATTTGTGAATGCAGAAAGAAGACCAAACATGTCTAAGCATCCAATAGAAAACTGTCAGTATTATATATGGGAAGAAGATAGGCTTGCATCTTACGAAGAGTTCAAAGAATTCTACGCTGCAAAAGAAGTTGAGGATACTAAGTTTAAAAACTTTTGTATCCAGCAGTGGGCTGAGTATGCAATGAATTATAACAAACTAGATAAACTTAGTTTTAGAATATGGACTGCTAGAAATGAGAAGGAGTTAAAAGAAAAATGGAAGACCACAAATTAAAAGCATTAAAGAGCATGTACAAAGCTCAGATAATGTGGGCTGGTTCAGAGCTTAAAAACTATCTTGAGAATCCAGCAGCCGTAGGCGAGCATACAATGCTTGAAACTATGGACGAGTTAGTAGGTAAGATAGCTGAAGCAGAAGATAAACTAGTTGTACTAGAGACTTTTTTCAATGAGTGACATACGATTTAGGGACGAAATAAAATATAAAATGCTGCCACTACCTTCTGTGTTTATGATGGAGGCAGACTTTCCTATAGAGCATGTAGATACTTTAAATACTTTTCTAGATGATCTACTGTTACAAGAAGATAGGCTTACTGCTGCTGATACTCTTGTAGGACAGATCCAAGCAGGTGAGCAACTACGTATGGATCATACTCACAAGGACTTACAACACGTTAGAGCATATCTACAGAACATGGCTGTACACTACGTTGGTCAGTTCTTTGAGAACACAGGACAAGCATTAGATGGTGATAGACAGATAGACATAGATGAGTTGTGGTCTGTACACAGTTACGAAGGTGACTATAATCCTATACATGACCACGGCACTAAGACTATAATGGGGATTAGTTGCACAACATGGACTAAAGTTCCAGAACAAATAGAAAAACTAAATGCACCACACATAGGAGATTTTAGTTACTACAATGCTTCAGGGTGTGTTGATGGATTCTTAGAATTTGTTTATGGCCAAAGCGCAGTTAATGATAAAGAACGACTAAAGCCTACACAGGCAGTAGTATTTAAACCAGAGATAGGTAAGATATACTTCTTTCCTTCTTGGCTACAACACATGGTATACCCATTCAAAGGTGAAGGAGAGCGCCGTACTGTAGCTGCAAACTTAAACGCATTCCCAGTGGAGAAACAATGAATAGAACAATGGTAGATTTAGTGACTCTTTGGAGTTACGAAAAAGGTATCATAAACAACAGCACACCACTTGCACAGTTTGCAAAGCTTGTATCAGAGATAGGAGAACTCGGCGATAACATTGCTAAGCAACGAGATATTGCAGACGATATAGGCGACTGCCTTGTGGTGTTAAACACACTAGCAGTTATGCACGACACAGACCTAGACCAGTGTTTACGTGTAGCTTACTTAGATATTAAAGATCGTAAAGGCCATATGAACAGTAATGGCGTATTTATAAAAGAAGGAGATGTGGCTTGAAGGAGTTACCTGAAATAACTGTTAAAAGCGTTATAGAAAATGAAGATGGTTCTGGAAGTGTAGAATTAGACTTAGATCCTGCGGCAGTAAAATTATTACTTGATATAGGATTTACGCAGCTATTAGCAGAACATTTAGAAAGTACAAAGGAAAAAGAAGTATGAGCTTACTAGACACTAGAGATTACTACAAACCATTTGAGCATCCTTGGATGTTTGATTACTACTCACAGCAAAATCAGATGCACTGGTTCCCTGAAGATGTACCACTGCACAATGATGTAAAAGATTGGCAAGACTTAGATGAGTCTGAAAAGAATTTACTTACACAGATCTTTAGATTGTTTACTCAGTCTGATGTAGATGTTGGGTCTGGTTATGTTGATCGTTACATGAAGATTTTTAAGAAGCCTGAAGCACGTATGATGATGGGTGCCTTTCATAACATGGAGTCAATACATCAACACGCTTACAGTCTGCTACTAGACACCGTAGGAATGCCAGAGGTAGAGTATAAGGCGTTTGCAGAGTATGAGGCTATGGCAGATAAGCATGAGTATATCGACGGTGTGCGGGTCACTAAGGGCGATAGACAGTCCATTGCCAAGGCGCTGGCTATCTACTCAGCCTTTACTGAAGGGCTACAGTTGTTCTCCAGCTTCATAATCCTTTTAAACTTCCCACGCTTCGGTAAGATGAAGGGCATGGGACAGATTATTACATATAGCATACGCGATGAGTCTATGCACGTAGAGGCAATGACCAAGCTGTTCAGAGAGTTTATTCAAGAAAACATTGAACTGTGGACTGATGACTTCAAAGCTGAGATCTATCAGGCATGTCGTGAGATGGTTGATCTAGAGGATAGATTCTTGGATCTTGTGTTTGAACAAGGCGACATACGTGGACTAACAAAGAAAGAGATGCAGCAGTACATTAGGTACATTGCAGACCGTAGGCTGCTACAGCTAGGCTTAAAACCTAATTACAATGTAAAAGATAATCCACTAGATTGGCTTGATGATGTGTTGGGTGTAGAGCATCAAAACTTCTTTGAAGGCCGTGCAACTACTTATATGAAGGCGGGGCTACGTGGTAACGTAGAAAAAGTGAAGTTTGCATGAAAGAAGGTAATATAATATCTTTTAAAGTATTTGTAAATTCGCAAGGCATTCTAATGACAGAGCATTCTAGAGTACCTGATAAAGATTTACATAAAGTATTTAATAGTTATGACATGGCTTACATTACACGCATATTAAATACAACAGACCCTAAGTTAAAAAACTTACACGAAGAAATACAACAAGATTTAGAGGTATTAAAATGACAATAAGCGAGGTTTTTAATTTTTGTGTTTACGTGTTGCAAGTAATTGGTAATTATACAGGCTGGGGCTACGAACTAGCTAACATAATTATTTTTATTTTTATTCAGCCTTTACTTATACTTTTATTTGCAGGATTGTGGTTGCGTGGAAAGTATACTACCACTTAACTTTGTCAGCCCAGTAAGCTGCTGACATCTTGCCACGTTTAATGTTTTTAGCGTGTCGAGCTTTGAAAGACTTACGTTTAGCTTTCATTCTAGCTGACTCACCTGCTTTAGGTTTACCTGCTGTTTTAGCTCCTTTCTGTCCAAAACGAATAGTCTTTATGTTATCCCCTTCTTTGGCTACTACAATATGAGACTTCTTTGGATGGTTAGGAGTTCTTTTTGGTTTATTAAAACCAGACACACCCGCCCTAGCTAGTCTAGGATCACGCTTAGACTTACCGCCTTTTTTATAATCTTCTCTCATTTCTTTCTATAGCTCCTTGTCTTTTTCGCAATCTTCTTAGGCTGCTTGCTATGCTGCTTACCCTTCTTAGTGTCTTCACGCTTCTTACGTGTAGTCGCTGCATATTCTTTAGATGATAAAGATTTAATAGCTTTCTCAGGCAGGTAACGCTCTCCAGTTTCACTAGATTTTTTACCAGACTTAGTACGCCACTTCTGCTTTGTCCAAGATTTCAAAGACTTTTGAGATTTTTTAAGTGCCATTATTGATCATGTCCTTTGTCTTGCTGCTGTTTTATCCACTCTTCAAGTTCTTTTTTACTTCTTGTTTTTTGTTGGGCTTGTTTTGCCATGCTTCCTCCTAAGAGCTTCTTTAGCTTTCTTAGCTATGTCTGCTTGTTTGGACTTACCAGCTACTTTGGCTCGCTGCTCCATTACAGTAAGTATCTGTATCTTACGAGCGTAAGGTTTACTGATACCTTTTACTTTACGAGCAGTGTCTCTAGCGTCTTGGACAGTGGCATATTTAATACGCACAGTATCTTTAGGATTTTCATCCGTATACAAACGTCTGCCACTGCCCTTTGGCTTTTTACCTGTTCCTTTTTTAGGATCTGCCATCCCATTTTACTCCACGATAAATGCCCTTCTTTGGCTTTGAAGTCTCTTCAGTTGTGCCTTTATGTTTGACACCCCTGTAAACTCCCTTCTTAGCTATAACCTTCTCTTCTTTCTGAGAACCCACACGCAAACCTCTATAGTAATTATCCATAGTATACCTCCAGTTAGTATTGAAATTAATCAATGCGTTCCTTCGACACCATGCCTACTTCCGTCCCAATAGGGATGAACGTGTTAAGTTAAATTATTTGTATCCACCTCCTGCGGCTTTGTATTCTTTAGCGAGCCTCTGTGCTTTACGCGCACTCCATTGTCCCGGCTTCCCGCCGCTTGAACTTGCTTTAATCTTGTTGAATAGTCGTTTACGCATGGTAGGCTTAGTGTAGTTACCAGCCTCATTTACCCTAGATTTACTTTTTTTCTTAGCAGCCATATTATTCCTCTTTCTTTGCTGGATCTCTAAACAGTATCTTAGTACCTGCATCAGTTGTTTGAATCTCACGTATTCTGCAATACGATTCAAAAAACCTATTCCTTCCTCCAGTAACTAAACTTATTGATTGATTATTCAAAGCATCTGAATATTCTAAACAAGAAGTTAGCTCCCTGAAAAAAAACTCTTCTCCTGTAGGTTGTCCTCTTTCTAATATTATAAGGACAAAAATCATCATAGTCATGCTTTAAGATCTACCGTATATTTATCTTGATTATAAATTTTTAGAATAGTAACCAGCAACTGACCATTTTTATATTCATAGTAAAACTGTTCAAGATAAGTTATAGCCTGTACAGCCCCTTTAACTGCAAAAGTTTTCTGCTTTACAGAATACATTTCTCTTACCTTGTCAGGTACTATAGACTCCTGTGCGTTAACACTATTAGGAAAAGGAGGTATAGCTTCCACTACAATCTTCTTTTCTTCTTAACAGCCTCCACTTTTACTGCTGTAGGTGCCTGTAGCTCCCATGTTAGCAGCAGCAGCTTAGTGTCCCATGCTGTTCCAAGGACTCTTGGCGCTTGGTTACGCACATACACAGTCGCTCCGTATCCGCACTTTTGGTAGTTGTAGCGCAGCCACATCTCCGCAACTTTGTGTCGCTTTGCTGGGGGCTGGACGTAGCGTAGCATTCTGTATTCTCGCATGTCGCAGAATAAGTTTGGTCGTTCTGGATCATAGACTAATTCTTGCTCAAGAGTGCTTGAACCAATGCGGCGATTTGTTCGTTCGTTTTCTCCTGAATTTTTTCCTGTCGCTCCAAGCTGGAAACGATGGCCTCCACTTTGGCGCTCGTTACTGCCTGTGCTTGACCGTTCGCTTGAGCCTTTTTTGCAGTTTCCTCCGCTATCTGAGCTATGCGCTCACGATCTTCTGCGGCATGTGCAGTATTAGCTTGTAGTACACCCCAAGCAACTGCTAAGCTTACAGCGGCAGCAGCTATAGGCAACGCCCATTGTGGTATTTTAATACTTCCGTCACTCATAATTATTTCCTCTTATTCATTATTCCCATTACAGATCTAACGCCAAATGATGCAGCAATAATTACAGACAAACTGTACTGATACCAATCTGGCATGTTTTCTAAAGCTTCAAAACCTGCTTGTACATATTCTACAGTTACAGGAAAGAAACAAAGCACAAGAGGTACACTAAATAAAAGTGTAAGCCACTCATCTTTCCAAGACTGACTTGACGCTCTAGCCATAGCAGTCTCCCAATCAGCAGCAGATTCAGCTTGCTTTACCATTACAGCAGCTTCTGCTTCTGCCTTAGCCTTGGTCTTAGCAGTCTTGCCTTCTAACCAAGTACCTCCAAGTTTTATTAATCCATCAACAACTGGAATCGCCATCAGCCTCTTCCTCTTCTATCTCATTAATAATTATCTCTTGCTGCTCTTCAAACATTAAACGAAAATCTTCAAGCCGCATGAAGGGCATGTTGTGTTTAGCTTGATGCAGTTGATAAGTTTTGTAGACTTTACCCAAAAGATCCTCAGTGTAAAAAATCATTAGTAGCTCCATACGTGTGGCCTTGGCCTACCTTCAGAATTAGGTAGGTCATCTAGGTGTATAAATCGTACTCCTCCTTTCTGACTTACCCCTATCCCTGTAAAACCTGCCTCTAAAGCGCCCTGTAAGAGCCTGTGTGCCTGTTTCCCACGTACCGCTATATCTACAGCCCTACCCGATGCATGTGCCCCAGCGGCCTTTTTTCGAGCTTCTATGGGGTGATCTGGGCACCTGTAGGCAGAAGTAATAGGAAAAGCAAATCCCATTTTGTCGCGTAGTTCATCTACCTTCTGCATAAATGCAGGATCAATACCCTGCTCTTCACAGTGTTTACATTCTAGTTCTTTTTCTGTAAAATATTTGTACATATGTATCCCTACTAAGAATAATAAAGGAAGTAAAGCCAGCAAGCTGTACCTTACAACTAAAATTAAATTTTACCTAAGTTAATAGCTATTGGACTTCCTTCCCCCTCACCGCTACCAAAATGTCTACCTACGTTTCTAACTTGCGCGTAAAGACTTGTACCTGCTTCAGCCACACCTTTTGCAAAGCCAAGCAAGTTACCGTCTACAGCATCATTAAAGTTATATCTATCTAAAACAATAGTCTCGCCTTCTTCATTTTTAGTAATACCGCCTTGACCTATAAAAGTTTTCATAGAGTATGAAGGATCTCCTAATTTAGATAATGTATCTAAAGTTTCAGTTTTTCCTTCGCCACCAAAAGTTACATCACCATACGCACTACCTGTGTCATAATCTTCATACTCTATAGCACTAGAGCCTCTTTTACGCGCTGTAATAACCGCTTGCTTTAAAGCTTCAATTTCTGAAGTTTTTAAATTATCTTCGGTAACAGGAGCATCACTACCGAAAACATCACTAATTAATTGTCTAATGTTTGTAGGTATTATAGGTTCTGATTTTTCTGTAGGTCTACTAAAAAATCCTGATGTAGGAGTGCTTTCAGTACGCAGCCTGACATTTTGACCTACTTGAATTTTTCTAGGGTCTTTAATTTCAGGATTAAGTTTTCTTAACTCTGCCAAAGATAAGCCAGCAGTCTTTGCAACTTTACTAAGAGTGTCGCCCTTTTTAATTTTATACAAATCTGAAGGGCTAGGTTTATCTTCAGCATAAGCTTTAGGAAACAAAGAAAAACTAATTCCTTTTTTAGCTTCTTGTTTAGGCTGTTGCATTACTCTTTCTACATCTCTAACAGGAGGTCTATCAGTAGTAATAATAGTAGTACCTGTTCTAATCCTATCAGGATTTGCAATTTTATTAATACGTGCTAGTTCTGAAACTGTAGTTCCAAAAGCTTTTGCTATCTTACCTAAAGTGTCTCCACGTTTTATTTCATAACTGCTCATGCTGCTGCTCCTTTAGCTTGCAAAGCTCTAAGAACTTTACCTCCACCGATAAAACCATGTCTGGGATCTTGAGGATCAAACTCTATAGCGCCCTCAACTTTAAATTGATTAGGCTTAAATAATACATAAGAGTACAAATCATCAGAACCCTTTGGAGTATCTGTAGGATTAAAGTATTTAATAGAATCAAACCCTTGATCTTCTATTAGTTTTCTAACTAATAAATTTATTTCAGTTTTCTTTAGTTCTCTTATTAATTCAGCCTTTGGGGTTCCTTTAGTTTCTAAGTATTCACTATCTTCCCAAGCATAAAAATCATCTACTTTTTGTCTTATATTTTTTCTACCGTTTTTGTATTTTGCAATGTTTTGAGTAGGGGCTTCTGTTAATACTTTTTCAATTAATTCAGGTTCAATATCAGGATGATCTAATACAAACATACCACTAGAACCTTCTGAAAATCCGGGTGAGTCAATTACCAAAGGATTTTTAACTTGTATATACCCCCGCATTATAGCTATAGGAGGCGTATCTTTTTTAGGAGGCTGTCGTAACCTAGCAGATATTTGTTTTGCACTAGGTAGATCTGGCTCATCTATATCGCCTCTACGTCGGTACAACGCCATTCTTTCAGCTTGTTCTTTAGTACCCATATGAAGACCTAATTCTCTGGGCATTGCTACAGCTTCTTCAAATTCATTATTAAAGCCGCTAGACACGGCCCTGTACATAACTCTTTTTTCTTGAGAGTCTGCAATATACATATCTTTATTTGCTTGTCTTTCAGCTTCAGGTATGCTATAATCTACTTCTTTAGTTTTAGTAGGTGCATTAACAAATATTTTTCTAACTAAACGTTTTTCTTCTTCATTAAAAGAATCTACAAGTTTAGTAACTTCTTCTGGCTGTAACTGAAACTCATTTGACTGTTCCATAAAGTTGTTAAACTTATCTATCCATTGAGTTCCTGTAGTTCTAGCTCCTATAGTGTCTAATTCATGCTGTATAAAATAATCAATATCTTGAGCATCAGGGCCTAGCCTTTCACCAAGCTCACTATTACGATTAAAAGCATTAATCTGTTCTGGAGTGTATCCTCTAGCTTCGCTAAACTTTTGACCCATAATTAACTGACCTTCATTGTCAATAAACTCAGGCATTGTTTCCCGTATATCGTCCATACTTAAATCATGTTTTTCATCTATATGAGATTTTAAACCTGTTAAAATATATTCTCTAACATCAGGATCTTCTAAGTCAGAAGGAACATCTACATCTTTAGATTTAAAAGCATCTTCAATATTAATAGCTACTTTTTCAGCGCCCTGCTGAGACACTTTAATATTATTAGATTTAGTAGTATCTAGAATTGTATTTGTAGCATCTACTACAAAATCAGTAATAGCTCTAGTAATACCTCCCTTTACAAATCTTTTTCTTTCTGTGCGATCTTCTTCATCAATGTAAGCTTCGCCAGCTTGAGAGTCGTAAGGTCTTCCTGTCATTTTATCTATGCGTTCATCAGGTTCTTGCGATGCTCCTTCTACATCAACTATGCCGCCTTTTTCAAACGGCGCACGACGCTTTTTCTTTTCAAGATCAGCCCAAAATTTATCATATTGACGTTTAGCTTCTTTACCTGCAATAGGCCCTATAGCGCCATAAAAAGGCATACGACCTCCTATAATAGGAGCAATTTTGCCATAAGCCATTCCTCTTGCAATATCAGAACCTAAAGGCCCTGCAAGACTAGCTCCAGCATATAAAGGGTTGTCTGTCATTTCATATGTTTTAGCTGCTCTTTGAGCTAAATCTACAAGCACCCCATTACCACCCCAACGCGCTACGCCTTCAGCCGCTAACTGTGCTCCGCTTTTATCAGAGATACTGTCTGGGTTACGCACATAGTTTAGCCCTGTTGCGGCTGCTGTCATAGATAGTCCAGCAGCTATAGTATTAGCAGCCCCTACTGGGTTGTCTGAAAAATTAGTTAGTTTTCTAGCAAAATCTTTTAACACTACATTTGAAAAAGCAGCAGGATAGCCCAACAATTCAGCAGCAAAAGCTCTTTTAGGATTAGACATCCATGCAGATTTAATTGCTGCTCGCGGGTTAGTATCAAGAACAACCTGACCTGCAAATCTAGCAGCCCCTCGCTTTACATTTTTATAGAAAGGATCTTTAGAATTAAACTCACCTTCATTTCTGTTTACATAAGCTATACCCTGATCCACATCTATGTTTAGCTCAGCAAGTTGCTGTCTCATTCTTTTTATTCTTTTAGAATCTGGAAGAGTACCGTGCGCTGATATAGCTTTTAAGTTTTTATGTATTTCAGATTTACCGATATTATAAGATGTAAGCTGTACTAACTTAGTCCATTGGTCTAGAAAAGTAACTTTAAAAAATGCTCTGTTTATTTTTTTAAATGCATGGCCTGATAAACTAGAATCTCCCAGCCTATCAGCAGAAGACACAGCAGCATTTTCTAAAAACATAAAAGATTCTCTCATTTCTTTTATAATTTCAGGATCTGATAACCCCTGCGCTCCTAAAGCTCTACGCATTTTAGTAGTTAATAATTCTGCACCTTGGCCTAAAGCTTGTCCAAAACCTTTAATAGTAGCACCTACACCTGCTTTTTGCACGTTAAGAAGAACCTCAGTTAAACTAGATATAGTTGCTAAAGGTAGCGTAGACATTCTAACTGCTGTAACATAAGTATCTCTTATAAGCTGTGCGCCTTCTCCAAAATCTTGAATGTCTTCGCCTGTTATGCTTCTGTAAAGATTTCTTATGTCTTCAGCATCTGTATTATCAAATACATTACCAGTAGACTCTACTTCTTGTTTTATAGGTTCTATCCATTTAGTTTGAAATTCTTCTAAAGAGTTTACACCTAATACTTTTCTTTTAGTGTAGGCATTTGCACTTTGTGTAATATATTGAAAAAGAACATTTTCTACATCATTATCTAAAAATTCTTCGTACTTATTATCGTCAGTAATTTTACTAAATTTTCTAGCTGTAAAAAAAGAATTACCAGAAACAAATTCAGAGCCTGAAGGCCCTTGATCGTCGGTATTTTTCTTAAGCATCCCTAAGATAATAGCATTTGCTTCTTCCATATCGGCAGCTTCGCCATCTTCAATTAAAAGTTTTGCAAATTTATTTTCACCTTTACCTGCTCTTGCTACTTTACTTCTTTGAGTCATAGGACGAGAAGTACCGTAAAAATCTTTCATTAACGCTTTACGATTCCAAAGCCTTGGAAAATAATCAGGAGTTATTTCATCGCCTGATATTAATCCTTCTTCTTTATTTTTAAGAATTACTTTATCTAAAACATTTCGTCTTATAGCCGCAGCCGCTTTAGTAATGTCTTCGCTTTGAGAAGTACCACCACGCAAAACTCTAAGCAATTCCGTATTAGATACATCTTTAAATCCTCGTACAGAGATATTACGAACTGCATTTAAACTTTCTACTAATTCAGAATACAACTCTCCTGCATAGTCCTTCCAAGTTTCATTAAAGTCCATTCCAACTTGACGAGTTTCACTAGTAAAAGTTTCATTAGCATCGTGCCTAATTGTTTCAGCAAGTCTTTCAGCAGTACTAGATTGTCCTTTAAACTTAACTAGTACTTTAGTAGGTCTTCCTAAAGCAACCTTACCATGAAAAGACTGAGTAATTTTATACAGCGCAGCCCTCGCATTGTCAGGACTCATTTCACCTGCCTGTACTTGAGTTATAATATCTCCTACTTCTTCAGTAGTTTGCTCGCCACCACCAACCTTAGCTGAAAATGCTTGAGCTTTTGAAGAAACTTCAGGGGCTAGTTCTTCAACTGGGTCTACAGAAGCGTCAGCTAAATCATCTAAAGCTTCATCTAGTTTAGCAGAAACAGCACCATATCTTTGGCCTCTGTTTTTATAGTTTTGAAAAGCTGCAAAAGCAAACTCTCTACTTTGTTTAGCTTTATTTAAGTCGTAAAAAACTTCACCCATCTCTTCCATTAAATAATCATCAGGATCGTCTATATTAGGAAGATCTCGGTTTGCTTCGTAGTCCAGCATGTATTCTTCAAAGTCTAATCTATCAATATCATACTGTTCTAAAATTTCATCAACTTTAGAATCTGGAATAAAGCCACCCCACAAACGCTCATCTCGCGCTTCTAAGTTTGCTTGCTTTGTAGACTGCCTAGCTTTTTTAGCATTAAACTGTTGTTGTCTTTTAGCAGTTTCTTCGTCAGGAGTTACATCTAGTATTAATTGTTCTACATCATCTGAAAATTCTAATTTAGCAGCTTGTGCATCTTCTAAAGTTATTTCATCTTGTACAGGTTGTCCTGTATCATTTACAACTCTGTTCTCAACTTCACCTTCATCGACTGCTGTTGTTAAGTTTTTATTAGCCATTTGACTTTCTACAAACTTACCAATACCTTTACCGATTAAGGCACCGCCTCCAAAGCCTACTCCTGTTGCAACACCAAGTCTTCCAGCATCTAATTCTTTTTGAATGTCTGCTGCCATATTAACAGACTGATCTCCAAGCTCTGCAAGACCTCCCCAACCAGCCCCAGCCGCTGCTGATTTTAAAGCAATAGAATTACTTGTATTACTTCCTACAAAATTTAAAGCACTTTTTAACATGCCCCTTTCTAGTTTAGCGGCTTGCTTACTTGTTAGTTTAACCGCTGCACCGCCTAATCCTAGTGTTAAATAGTTTAAAGGGTCACTAGCTAAGTTAAGTGCATTATCTGTAAAAGCAGCTATATTTTCAAAAAAGCCTTCAGGATCTGTTTTATCCCATGCTTCTTTAATTTCTCTGTAAGCTTGTTTTACTTCTGGCGTAGCATTTTCTAGCATTCTAGCAGTTCCAAAAGAACCCATAGTTGTCCAACCATCTCGACGCAGACGGTCAATAATTAAATCAGAAGGATCTAGTAGTCCTGATTTAAAAGCTAAACCTTCTCCTAGACTAGGCCCACTCCCTCCTGTAAACATTGAAGTTCCTAGAGTGCTACTTACCCAATCTTCATTTAAAAGACCCTCAGTAAGTATTTCAAAGTTCTTTTGCATTCTAGGATCAGCTTTAAAGTCTGACACAGACATAGTAGCTTCTTCAGGTGAAGCAGGTTCAGCAGGTCGTGTTTGCTGCGGAGCGCTTTCCATAAAAGCAGTAAATGCATCAGGATCAGTCAAATCTACAGAGGATCTAGTAATTTCGCCCATATTAAAGCCTACTTATAATTTCATATACCGAATAAGTGTTACCCTTACTATCTGCTACTAAAGGCTCAAACAAATGACTATAAGCTGGATCATTTTGATAAGATGCAAAGTTTTGCTTCCAAGCAGATAACTGTCTTCCAGTTTTATCATTTTTAAGAGTATTTAAATTTGCATAAAACTCTTGACTATTAACAATATTTTTAATATACTCAGAGTCTATATTGCCAGCATCTGATTTTTTAATACTACCAATAGCTTCTAAAATTTCTAAACTTGTCGGTACAGTTTGACGCAGACTTAACGAGTAATCCATTTCATTTTCTGTAACCCAATTATCCTGTACTATTCTTGACATATCATTTAATACAATATGCTGACTAATAGCTAAAGGTAAATCTTTAGAATTGTTTGAATATCTATCGTGGTTAGTAGCTCCAGCAATTTGTCCTGCTGCTGCAATCATATTAGAATAAGAAGCATCAAATAAATCTTTAGTAACTTTATCATCTTCAACTTCGGTATCTCGTAATACATATTCACTATATGCTTGCCCACTACCATCTCTACCAATAGTCTGCCAATCAGCCCCAAGTGCTGATTCAAATGTAGCCATACGTTGTCTAAAACTTTCTCCAGAAGCTTGAGCTTCAGTAGTTGAAACTCCCGCAGCACCTTTAGGATCAGGGCCTATCATAGTATCTTCAACAGTAGGAGTACTTACAGGATTTCCATAAACATCTTGATGTACTGTAGTATTACGATTATATACAACACCGCCTATAGTATATTGCGATTGCGTAACTATTGGTTGAGTTTTTTTGCTTGTAGCTCCTTGTCCCGCAGCAGGAATAAACTTTTCGCGTGTCCTGCCCCAGCCATCTTGATAAGTAACTAACTGACCTTGAGTAGTAGTTTGTTTTCCTGCAAAATAATTAGTTTGAACATGATCTTTTCTAGAAACTTCTTCATAGTCATCATCAGTAGCTTTGTATTGTTCAATATTTTCTGCAATCTTTTTAGCTTCTAGTACGGGCCTTCCTGCCGCCAGTGCTGCTTTAGCAGCTTCAAGAGCAGTGACATCTGTAATAAACTCGCTTGCAGTAATATTAGACATAACAGAGTCTTGGCGTAAAGCTTCTTTACTTTTACCTCTAAACATACCCGCTATAGATTGACCTACTGCACTTAATGGACTATCAGCAATACCGTCATTAACTTTAATAAACTTATCAAAAGCTGCTGAATCATTACCTACGCGCAGCGCAGCTTGAGTAGCTTCATTAAATAAAGTTTCATTTTTCTTAGCTAGTTTTACAGCTTCGTTGTATACATAAGTATCAAAACCATCTTTAGTATATTCCTTCTCATCTACAGTACGCATAATTTGTTCTGAAAGTAAAGGAATATAAGAGTCTCTAAGATATCCTTGCACACCACTCTGATGCGCTTGAGCTTCGTCATTTCTTTTTAAATGCGCTATACTTTTAGCTACACCCGCATTATACTTAGCCCTTGCAGCCATTATAGGTTCTTGGCGCATAAAAGAAGCAGCTTTCTTTTGTGCTGCACTTTGAGCAAGACTACCAATAATTCCTGCGCCTAAGCCAAGGAGTTGATCTCTTTGTTGACGTTTAAAATACTTTTCATCTTCTCGCTCACGACGAGCTACCCTTTCTCTTTGTTGAGAAAGAAGCGATTCACCTAGTTGTTCAATAGCCATTTATTGCTCCATACTCAGTAAACTTGGTTCAGGCGGCGCTGCTTGAGGCGGCGGCATCTCTTCTATTTTTTCTTCTATTTCTTCAGGTAAAGGAATCTTTTGAGATTGTTGAGCTTGCTGAAGTCTTTGAAGAATTTCATAGTCTGTGGAATTGTTATCTAAACTTTCTTCTTCTCCCAGACTTCCATCAATAGTAAAGTCAATATCTGCACGTTCACATAAAGCCATTAAAATATATGTAATAGGCTCTAAAAGAAGCATCATTAAATCAGGATTCCATTTGCCAGATTCAAAACCAGAAAAGATTAACAGTTTAGAAATTTCTAAAAGCGGAGTTCCTTCAGCAATAGCCTCCATAAACTGCATGTAATTATCTTCTTCAGTAATCTGCTCAAACACAAACTCAGAAGCTTCTTTGATTGTACTATACTGTGGTTGGCCTTCCCACGCCCAAGGAGTGTCGGGATCGTTAGCAAAAGACTCTCCCGGCGTAGCTCTATTTAATCCAGCTTTAAAATACTCAGTATTAATTTCTGGCATATTCATTTTATCTTCCTCCTCCCATCATAGTAGGAAACGCAAACTGAGAAGTATTTCCAAACAAATTACTCATGCCTAAATAATCCATTGCTGATGCAGTAGCTCCATAAGGCTGTAAAGATGCGTTTAACTGTTGAGTATAGTCAGTAGCTTCTACAGAAGTCATAGGCAATGCCTCTACAACATATCCGGGGCCTCTGATTCCTTCATCTATTTCTGGAGGCTTTGCAGTGTATTGATCATACATTTCTACGCCTTTTTGAATAGTTCCAAAAGGATCTTGCTCAAAAGAAGTTTTAACTTGTGATACACCAGTTTTTAATCCTTCCACTATAAAATTAGAATCGCCTGTTGATGGAGCTAGTAAAGAATCTACACTTACAGGAGCCTCCATAGTGCTAACATCTCTTAACATTCCTGTGCCTATATCTTTAAACTCAGGAGATGGCGGCATGTCTAAAGGAGATCTAATAGCTCCGGGTGTTAACGAATCTACAGCACCTATATCTATATTTTCTCCCACAGGAGATACTTTAAAGTTTAAAGCGTCTGACTTAACTACATCGCCACCAAAAGTATCTACTGAAGGCAATGAAGGAGCATTAGCTATATTAGCAACCCCTTTAACATCAGGAATTACTTTTTCAAAATCTAAGTTAAGAGTTTGACCAGTTAAATCTCCAAAGCCTGTTTCAGTTAGCGATCCAGCTACATCAGGATTTAAAGTTTTTAGTTGATCTACAGATAACCCCGTACTACCACTAAGTTTATCTAGTGACATTCCTTGACCAATATTAACTGAATTTTTAAAAGGATTTAAAATGTTTCCAGCATCTACTTTAATTTTTTCCATAACACTGTTTTGACCAAAAAAATTAGTAGCTGCGCCTTCGATATTAATTCCCGGTATTTTATTAAGTGCAGTTTTACCAAACTCCATTAAACCGCTAGTAACAGTTTTAAAAGCGTTTAAACCTGTTTGCACAAAGCCGTGTCCAGCTTTAAGTACAGTACCTACACCCTTAACTAAAGTTCCCAAAGCACTTCCACTTAGTCCTGCAAAAGATCCTGATAAGCTTGCCATATTACCTACCATAGAACCAAGACCTTTAAATAAAGCACTGCCTATTCCGGGCACAATAAACATCATAGCTAACTGTCCTGCAATGCCCATTTTACCCATGAACTTACCAAACTTTGCAAAACCTTTTTTAATGCCACGGCCTATCTTTTTAAAAACTTTGCCAATGCCTTTAAATATTTTTTTAAAAAATCCCATTGTTCCTCCTAAGTGCCTACTACGCCTTTAACTAAACTAAATAGTGTGTTAATATTAGAAGAGTTTTTACCCCCTCCAGCAGCCGACTCGTTTGCTAATGCCGTTGCATATAAAGTAGTTTTTCTTTGTTCTTCATTCTCGTAAGAAGTTCTTAAAAACGTAGCTTCGTCTCTAAGAGATTGCCAAATAAAAGCCTGTTCTGCTGAGTCCATTGCAAATACTTGCTGAGCGTTTAATTGATTAGCTGCGTTAGTTGCTGCTGTATTAATAGTATTTGCTTTTCTACGCCATTCTACATTTGACTGCTGTACGGCTTGAGCATTAGCAGCATTCCATGTATCACGTTGTAGTTCTATGTTTTCATTAAATTGATCTGCTTGAAATTTTAACTGAGCATTGTACTTAGCTACATCTGTAGCATTTTGTGCATTAATAGCATTTAATTTATTAGTTTCTGAAGCATTAAACTGAGACATTGCATTAGCTTGCGTACTATTAAACTGCCGCATGTTAGCTTCAGTTGTAGTTAAAAATTGATTTACTTGATTTTCAGAAGCCGCATTAAACTGCCTAGCTGCATTACTAGCTGCTTGATCTGATAGTATTCTTTGTTGTTTAGATTGCTGATCAAACATAATAGCTTGCTGTTCATTATTTAAGTTAGCCATATCCATAGATAAAAAACTTTGAGCATTAGTTACTGCAATTTTAGTTCTTTGATCTACTGTAGCCATGTCTAATGAAGCCATCGCTGTAGCGTTTTGAAGAGTAGCTTGTTGTCTGTTATTAAGATCAGCCAATACTAAAGTTTGCATTGCTTTACTATTAGCCAACTGTACTTGTTGCGCTGCGTTAAATTTAGTAAGATCTACATTAGCCATTGTTGTAGCATTGCGTATTGCTGTTTGTTGATCAACATTAAGTTGAGCTTGGTTCATATCAGCAGCAATCTTTGCAGAAGCTAAATTAGTTTGCATTGCAGTATTTAAATTAGCTAATTCTGTCTGCTGTGCAGCACTAAGATTCTGAGCAGATGCTTGATTTTGTGCTGTAAGATTAGCTAATCTCATTTGCTGATCATTAGTAAGATTAGCAAGTTCCATTTGTTGTTTAAAGGCTGCATTCTTACCAAGAAAGTCTGCTGCTACTTGCATCTCAGCTAAACGCTCTTTGTTTACTGCATCTTGATTAGCGCCTTGAGTAGCCGCATCAATTTGAAGATTAGCCAACTCCATTTGCTGCTCGTTGCCTAAGTTTTGAGCAGCAATAGCCTGTGCGTTTTGAGCATTTAGTACAGCAGCTTGCTGTCTGTTTTGTAAATTTTGTGTGCGTGTTTGTTGTTGCTGTTGAGCAGAAAGCATAGTTGCTTGCTGATTAAAATTACTTTGTAGCACTCCCATTTGCTGAGCCATTTGAGCGGTTTGAGAAGCGGCTGTCTGTCTGTTAGATAAGTTAGCCATGCGCCTTTGCATGTCTTGTGTAGACTGTGCAAGACTAGCTTGTTGCTCATTAGATAAATTTTGAGCAGCGCGTTGCTGTAAAGCTTGTGCATTACTTTGAGCTATCGGTAAAGCACTTTGTATAATAGCATTAAATAAAGCATCACGGCCTACTGTAGACGATGACAGGCCCCTCTGAGCCATTTGTTGCTCAACTGCTGCTAAAGCAGGTCTAGCCCATGCAGGAGTATTACCGTCTTCTAATCCACCTACTAAAGATTCCATTTGAGAAGATACTAAAGCTTCTGTAGGCAGTGCAGCTACTGCTGCTTTAACTTCTACAGGTTGATCATCTAGCTGAGCTTCTACAGTTGCAGGATTTTCTACAATAGCGGCTGTAATATCAGGAGGCAAGTTACCTACTTCAGCAATCATCGAAGCTGCTGCACCCTTAGCTGCTGTACCTTTAACAGTTCTTCTTTGTGCAGCTTCGTATCCTACAGTGCCTTCAATCATTGCTTCATCGCCTTCAGGCGCTGGAGTTCCTAGTATAGCACTTCGTTCTTGTTTTTCAGCTTCTTTAGTAGGAGAGACTTGAGCAGTTTCGCCTGTAACCTTGCCTACAAAAGCATCAGGAGATATTTTAAAAGTAGCTTCTCTTGCTAAAGTGCTTTCTTTTTGAGCTTGTGTAGTTTGTTGAGCTACTGCTCTTTCTGTTAAACCTTTTACTTCTTCTACGCTTGCGATAGCTTCAGGACTTACTGTGCCTTCTGCTGCTTTAGTAGCTGCAAGAGCTTCAGCCTGTGTAGCAGTATATCCAGCAGCTTCAAAATCTTCAGGAGTAATAGCTTTCGATACAGCAGCACTTTGTATATTAGCGTTACTAGCTGCTACTTCATCTGCTGTTACTGCTGTTCCTGCATCTAACTTTTGAATATCTTCATCAGCGGTTTCTAAATTAGATAAAGGTTTACCTTCAGCATCTACACCTACTTGAGCTACATCTGCTTTAGCAGGAGCTTTAGCTGGGGCAGCGCCTTCTGTTACTGCTGCGGCTGCATCAGACACCTCCTGCCTAGTAGTTGAAGGAGCAGATGTACCGCCGCCGCCGGTGTCTCCTGCTGGCTGACCTGTTTGTGTATTTATTACAGTACCATCAGGCAAAGTAACATCTTCGGGTTCGTACTCTTGACGATTTGCTCCACCCGTAAATGCTTTAATTCTTTTTTGTTTTAAAGATTTTAAAACTTTTTTATTATTTCTATTCGTTCTTTTCTTACTCATAGTAGCATACTTCCAAATACTGTTATTGATGTAGTAAATACTACCGTTATAACTAACCAAGCTAGTTTTTCCCATCGTGCTGCATGATTCTCAGTAGCCTTACGAAGTTCTCGTAACTCTACAGTACATTCAGCCCAGCGTTCTCCACATTCTCTTTCATGCTCTGCTATACGCTCTAAAGCCTCTAAAGCTACATCCATTTCTGTTTTAGCAGTCATAAGTGTTTTCACCTACTGCTTGGCTTTGCCAATGTTCAGTGCAATTACATCAAGAAACTTGTAGGCTTTAGCCACCAGTTCATCATCTTTTGGTGTAGGGGTTAATGCAGCTATAGCAGACGCTAAAGCTACAGCAGCGGTAAGTACGTTAAATACGTCAAATATGTATTCCATGCTTATGCCTCTGGATCATAGTCTGTAGCAGCAGAGATTGCTGCGGTGATCGTTGACATGTCTTCGCTGCCCCAATCGTCCAAGTCTTTCATAAACGACAAGTAGCCAGAGCTACGCATAACGCGCTCTTTCTTCTCTGCACTGGTCATGTCGTTACAAAACTCGTTTGAGTCATCAAGGCAGTTTGTGATTACGCTTACACTGC